GGCTGCACCACCTTTGGACATATATTTAGTTCCTTTGGCTGCACCACCTTTGGACATATATTTAGTTCCTTTTGATGCAGGTCCGCCCATTGCGTATCCTTTAGTTCTTTTAAACATTATTATCTCCTTTAAGACATTGTAGTTCTTTTGCGCTTGCTACTCATTACCTTACCACAACCTTTTGCAATAAATGAATTAACTGGCCCGCCAGAATCTAGTTTTTTTCTTGTTGGTTTTGCTGTTTTAGCAGCATCTCTAAAATTTTTTGCGGTAGGAGCGCCTGGAGTACCAGGTTTTCTCATTTTTTCTCCTGAACCTTTAGCAATTCTATCTTTTTTTGCTTTTATATTTGCGTATAATCCTGTTTTTGCCATTAGCAACTCCAATCTTTGCGCGCCCAGTAGTTTGCACTACATCTGTCGCTTTTTATTCCACCACTTCTGGCGCAATAAGATTTTTTTCTAGCAGCACTTTCTTTGTGCATACCCATTTGTTTATCACCAAAAGTAATTCTTTTTACTCTACTACTTTCACTACTACAACCTTTAACAAAGACTTCTTTACGTTTTTTACCGTATCCAGGACTATCTTTTGAAATAGCCCTGGGTTTGTTAAGTGTTACTGTCTTACCTTTGTATTCAGCCATTTTTAGGCATAAAAAGCAGTCATAGAACCAAAAGTTGCAGTTGTATAGTTTATGTACAAACCACCATTAAATAAAATTCCACTATCAGGAATAGTAATATCTCTAGTTACTGTAGCAGATGCAACAGAACCTAGTTTAAAAAGAGTTGTACCTGATTCTGAAGTATTTACAAAACTAACATTACCTGCTGTTCCAGAACAAACCATGTTTATTCCTTGTAGCCTAGTTCTTCCTGCAAAAACAAAATCTGCAACTGCTGTGTTAATACCAGCAGAAACATCACCTGCTGGATTACCAACAGCTGTTATTGAGGCTATTACTCTAAAATATTTAGAACCAGTAGCTGTGCCTGCATTGGCGCCTGTAATGGATTCTGTTTGAGAGTCTCCATTAACATCAGTACCTACTACAGTAAATGATTTAGCTGCATCATTACCAGCAGAAAGAATAGTTACAATCCTTCCACCAACATTGGTAACAGAGCCTCCGTCAGCTAACGCACCACCTATAGTAAGTGCTGCATTATTTCCTACGGCTGCTGCTACTGATATTCCATCTGCATCTAAAGCTTGAGCGTCAGCAATTATAAACCTACCCTGTACGTCTGAGCCAGTTAATCTACCTGCCATAATTTACTCCTATTAAGATATTGTAGCGATTGGAGTTGATAGAGCAGTAGTCATCCACTTAGAGTTTGTTCCATCATCTGAAACACAAGTCATAGAAACTCTAGCGTTTAAAACCGTTGCTGCTACTAATGTTAAAGTATCTCCTGCTACATCACTTACTGCGTTAGCTGCTGTTCCTGCAACTAAAGAAAGCATTCCTTGAAATGCTGATACAGCAGAACCTGGAAGAACAATAGTAGTAGTTTTACCACTAGCTACAGCTACAGTTAGTTGAAATTCATAATGAACTCCTACATTTGCTGTAGATACAGTAGGTAAAGTAATTACATTATTATTTGTGCCGTCAATTAAAAACAAAGTTCCTGATTGAGCTGCTGTTATAGCTTCTGATTTAGCAGCAGTAGCATTAAAAGTTGTATTAATTACTTTCTTACCTAATATGGTACTTGTAGTAGAAATAGCACCATCAGATGCGATTGAACCTACGTCAGTAATGTTTCCACTTGCATCTAGATCAAAATTAGTTGTTGCTGCTCCAGTTGATGCGTCTACTGTAATTTGTTCAAAACCGTTTTCGGACCTGACTGGACCGCTGAATGTTGAATTCGCCATAATTTCCTCCTAGGAAATAAGTCTTATCATCTTGGCTTGTCTGCTAGGTCAGTTGATAAAACAAGTTAATTAATCCTAGTCATATAATTGTATATTACTTTTAAGCAAAAAAAAAGGGAGCCGAAGCTCCCTTAAGACAATCAATTAAGATTATGCTCCTTGAGATGCGAACACAGCTCTCCAATTGGAGTAGCCGAAGGAATATCTTTCTCTAGCTTTGTAACGCATGTTACCAGTATCGAAATCACCTTCTAGTGATGTTTGCATAGGGCTTCTCTCAAAATGTTTGAATCCATCAGGACAATCTGTCTTTAGGAACCAAGCATCGGTATCTGTTAGATAGTTGTTAACAACATATCCTTCAGGGACCATACCCATATTTTTTATAGCATTAATGTCATTGTCAGACGTACCAACTCTACCTTGAGTTTGTAATAATCTGTCAGCAACAAATTGTAATGCTGGTGGAACAATCAACTTTCTTCCTTGTAGAGCAATTGTCAAATTTCTATCATCAACTAAAGTTGAGATATTAATAAGAGCATCTTCTAATGAAGTCTCATTCAAGTCAGCATAAGCTGTTGGCCTGTTACTTGCACTACCACCGCCACCCAAAGGATGAGAGTCTGATACTAAAGCAACACCATCGCCACCAGTAAAACTACTACTAAAAGCGTTATTAAGAACAGAGGCTGCCTTAATTTGCTTTGTATTAGCCATAGACCTTGCTAAAGCTTTTGTATATCTTGAGCCTAGTCTATCGTATAAGTTATCTTCTACCGCTTCTTCAGTTAGAGAGAAGGCTAAAGCAACTGTTTCGTGTGCATAACGTGCAGTAAAACCTTCAGTAGCATTGTCATATTCGACAGAGTTACCTTCACCTTTTACTGAGGCGTTACCAAAGCCCACGATCATTACTTCTTCTTCAAACGCTCTGTCTGATGATTCAGTTTCAAATATTTCAGTATGTTGATTATCATACCTAGAATATTCCATTCCGAACAAGGCATTTAATCCTGGTTCTAGTTCCTTCGCTAATTGCGCTCTATTTATAGCCATTATTATACTCCCGCAGCAGTTCTGTTAAAATGCTCGGCAATCCTGACGATAAAATTAACATTAGTTGATAAAGACCCAGTTCCTAACGCATTGTTAGAAGGGTCGTTTGATATTCCCATTATTCTTAATTGAGCTGTACCAGTAGCCATAGTGCCACTAATTTCAACTCCTGAAACGCCTGATATTGAAGAGCCTGCAGCATAAACGATATCGCCGTTCAAACCAACATTGGTCTGAGTAACGCTACCTGTAGCAGCAGATTGTACTTCAAATAAAGCATCTGGGTCGTCGACAACGGCTGCTTTGCAGTCGCTGGTTGCTGTCAATGTAGTCCAAACAGGAGAAAAAATTCTATCTCCGCTTGAATCTGTAAAGTGACATCCTTGAAAGACTCCTAGTAATAAATCGCCAGCAGCAGCAACGGCAATGCCGCCTGTACTAACCATTTTTACTGGGTCGCCTGTATATATAGTTCCAGTTGTACCTGTCAGAATGTCATACTCGGTTGTGCCTGTAGAATTTACAGATGAGCCTAACTTTCCAATTGGTCTTAAACCAGAAGGTGCATTTATATTCGCCATAATATTTACCTTTTTTTAAAAAGTTTTATTTTGATGGAATCAGATTAATCTCTGTTTCCACCACCAAAAGTTACGCTTGTAGATCTCTGAGGTTTTAACATCGGAGAACTAGGGTCAGATTCTTTCATTAAGTCATTGTCAACTGCATCTTGTTGCAGTTTTGCACGGTCGTTGAAATAGGCGTTTCTTTCGTCACGTGTTTCATTAGGAATCTTAGCCAACAGCAAACCACCCACGGCAACTACTCCAGCATGCCTTCCGTCGTCCATAGTTGGAAGCTCGAAATCTCCTATCTCTTCGGCACGTACGAGTTCATAACCCTCACGCATCCTAGACATAACATTCTTTCTATCTTCTTCACCAACGAGTTCAGCTCTTATCCACCTGTAGGTATATCCTTCAGGCGCTGGAGGCGTGTCCAACATAGATGGGGGACGCCAAGGTTTGCGAGCAGTATCTTTAGCTCGAGTTTCTGCAGAACGCGAAGTTCTGTTATTTTCTTCTACTTTTTTCTCATCAGTCATAATAATTTACCTTTTAATGTACTTAGCATATTCGCTAAGTGGCACATTTAAACGTTTTGCCATTTGAACTTCACTTGCGCTAAGTTTGACTTGACGTTTGCGCCCAGAACTATCACTTCTTCCAGCTGACGCAACATTTTGTTGCATTTTACTAGCAGATTTGACTTCATCACCTGTTGAGAATTTGTGAGGAAATTCAGTTCTGATACGTTTATCTATCTCATCATAGTATGTTGCGTCAGAAGTGTCAAAACCTTCGTCCTCAATTAATTTACGATGAATGTTAAAAGCGGCTAGGGTCATTGTCTCATCTTCACCAAACCACTCGTTTTTACCTGCCCAAGTTTCAGCAGCAGGGTCTGGTGCAGCTTGTTGCTGAACTGGAGCCTGTTGTTGTACTGGAGCTTGATAATTCTGGTAGTTAGTTGGTTGTTGCACCTGTACTGGTGTGTTGGCCAACTTACTTTCTTCAACTGTTATCTTATCAAGGATACCTTGGGCTTTAGTTACCTTGTCCCAATCTTGATCTTGATAAGCATTTTTTAAAACTGCATTAGCTTGCGCTCTTTGAGAATTTAATCTGTTTTGAGCTTCGGATAAATAGTTTTTATTTAACTGGGTACTGCTTTGTTTTAGTTGATTGTTTTCTGCTTGTAATCCTTGAGCATATTCATAAGCAGAATTAGCTGCTCTTTCTTGCTCTCTCATTTTCTTAGTAAGCGTAGCTATTCTTTTCTGAACACCTTTAGAGTAGTCTTCTAATTCTTCCTCTTTTTTAACTTCCTTATCTTCTTCAACAGAAACATTTTCAATAGCAGCTTCAGCTTCTGAATCTGCTGAGTCTCCTATTTCTAATTCAACAATCTCTCCGCCATCGACGGGTTCTTGTTTTAATTCTTCATTTACTTGTGGTTCTAGCATGAGTCCTCCTCACGTTATGCGCTAACAATGTCATCGGGGTCTTCTATAGTCGCGATAACTTCGTCGTCGTTTATTATACGGCACTCTGCATCGTCGCCAAGTTTAAACCTAGCTCCTGCATATCTACCAATTAACACCCAATCTCCTTTTTCACACCAAGGAGTTTCTCCAAATTTATTTTTGTCTGAATAACACATAGGACCCATTTTAACAACGTATGAAACTACGGTTGCTAATGATTCCCTGTCAACAGTTTCTTTAACTAATTGAATACCACCTTCACTAACGCCTTTACCCTTATATGGCAATATAAGAATTCTCCAACCTGTAGGCTGAGGCATACGTTCTAAAAATGATTTATCGAGCAAGGAAGGGTCCAATACTCTTTTAGCTGCTTCTGTATAAGCTTTTTCTACTTCTTCAACCGCTTCAGGTTGTTTTTCTTTTTCTTTGTTAATTTTCTGTAATTTTTCTTTCTCTACAGCTTTTGCGACATGTTCAGGAACTATTACCTTGCTCATCGTTTTCTATTACCTTTTTTAGCAATTCTCTAATTTCACACTCTAAGTCGGCCAGAGAATTGTAGCGCCCACGTAGATAATGATATTCTTCAACATCTTTGGTGCCATTTAAAATGGCTACCTGAATATCTTCTTTCTTTTCATCAATTCTTTTTTTCAGCTGTTCAGACAGCCAAATAATTGACATTTAATATATACCAGAAAACTTGCCGCCAAATTCAGCAGCGCCCATTCCTCTAGCTTTCCCTTTCCCCATTCCTGGAGTAGAAGAAGCTGTAGTTTTTTTAGGTGCTTCTGAAACAGCTTTAAATGGCACGGTACCCTTATTAGAGTAACTTTGTTTTCCTTTTAATACTTTTGTGTTTTTCATATATGTTACCTTACAATCCTTTTAAACCAATATCAATCAATTTCAATTCTTTTTGTTGGTCCATTCTATCTCTAGTAGTATCGTCTTTGAGTTCAGCGATATTCATTTGCGTTTGTATTCTATCTACATCAATCTTATCTTGACGTAATTTTTCTTCCATACGTAGTTTTTCTTTAGATTCAAACTGTTGTTGATCTTGAGATAATTCTTGTCCTTTAAGAGCAAGCTCTTGTTTTCTTATAGTAACAAGTGGGTCTTCTTCAGGAGGAGCAGAGACTTGTTTAGCAAACTGTTGCATTAGCTCAGACATAATAGGAGAACTAAACTGAGCCAACATAGCTTGAGCTTGAGCCATTATAGGAGCAGCTTCTTGAGGTGGCATCTGTTGAGCTTGTTGTTGCATCTGTTGATACTGTTGCATAGCTTCAGGAGGCATTTGCTGTTGAGCAATTGCGTCTGCTTTTAACTGTAGATGTTGCATGATATGTCCCCTCCT